TACAGGAGGAACAAAGGTATCTTCAAGTACTTTAACTGGTGTTCCAGTTTTACCAGGAGCTGGGCAATCTTTAGTTGTCAGACCGGCCTCTGTTGCACAAGTTACCGTAAAGTCTGAAAACGTATTAAATCTTACGCCTAATACAACGTACACGTTTAGTGTTTACGCAGAGTATTTTAATGAAGGAGCAGGTCCGACAACTACTGACGCTGTTTTTGCCTCAATACAATGGCGTGACTCAGCTGGAAATGTGTTAAAAAACAGTTTAGGAACAGCGTATTCTCACGCTGGTACAAGCGGGTGGATACGGCCACACGTAACATCTACAGCGCCTGCAACGTTTGCTTACGCAACTGTGTCTATTGTTTGGGCCCCTTCATCAACTTCTGTTAGCTTGGTACTAGACCAAGCATTATTTGAGGAAAGCCCTTTTGTTAACACCTATTTTGATGGTAATACTGGGGTTTCTTCCCTTGCTAATTTAGATTGGGAGGGCACGCCAAACCTCTCAAAGAGCCAGTACTACAGAAATAGAGAGGTCACCGAGGTCCGATTGAATAAAGACCTACCAAACTACCTAACTGCAGGAACTACGTTTCAAATTTACTTCTTTCAACCATAGGTCTGATACTATTTAGCCATGTTTGAGCTATTGGTAGCCTCTTGTTTTTCAGCTTTTTTTCTAGCTGTGCTTGACCAGGTGGTTGACCTAAAGATGTTTAAAGCCCTTGCCTCTTTAATATTTTCGGCTGGGGGGTTAGCGCTTATTGGGGTAACTCAAGTCACACAATTTTTAGCTATGACTGTGGCTGCGGCTTTTATATCCCTATTTATAACTGTAGCGGCAGACCGAATGACCACGTTTAAACCTGCCGTAATACGCCCAACTAGACCAGAGTAGAACTTCGGGTATAGTCTGCGACTCCACCGTCTAGAGGAGTCCACATGAGTAAGTATTCAGTAGTAATGACTGGTAGTGGCGCGACGAGTAGGGCAAATGTTGAAGCCCTAATGTCAGACCACTACTACGCACACGGCGAAGAAGGAACGCTAGTTCTGGCTTTTAATGCAAAACCAAGTCAAGGTCAAGTATGGGCTGCACAGCAGGCTAAGCAACAGAAGATTGATGTAGTTGTTTACGCAAACGCGGGGGCGTTCCTGGACAGCATCTCTCACGCAACTATGGTTGAGACTGCTAAACCTATAGATGAATCTATTAAAGCGTTTAAAGAGTCAGAGGTTTTTATTCTTTGGAGCGATGACGACCCAGATTGTGCCGATGCCCTTGCTGTCTGTAAAACCTACGGGTTGGCTTCTTACGACCTTTGCGATGGTCTTGCAAAGATAACCCCAGCAGATGAGATTAAGCGCTCCTCTACACCTGTAATGCCTGAATCTGAGGCTTCTACTGATAATGCACCAGAAGAAGTTGAAGAAGAGTTGGACGAAGAAGATGTTGAGGTTGAAGAAGAGGAAGAGGAAGAGGAAGAGTACGAAGACGCAATAGATGACATCTACGCTGCTATCGACGGACTCATTAATTTAATTGTTGACCGACTAGCCAAGAAGCTAAAAGAGGATAAGTGAGCGACCTCTCCCCTCTTGCACTAGCAATACTTGTTAAGGCCAACGCTGGGTTAAACATTTCAGCAGAGTCCGTAATGAGCCATTGGCAAATTGGGAGACATTCCGCACTTAAAGCGCTAAAAGAGTTGCGAGAGTTTGGCTACATTGAACTGAAGACCCAGAAAATTGGGGCTAATATTGTTAAGAAGAACTATCTGACGGTCTTGGGTTCAGACCGTCTGACAGCCGAACTATCGTTACCCCTTGTAGTGCAGAATAGCAATAACTCTGTATTTGCTAATTCGCTTATAAGTAAACCAGATACACCGACGGAGTCGGTGGAAGAGTTTCAAACAATTAACATTGAGGTGGATAGCATGGGCTATGAATTTTTTAAAAAGCAGTCGTCCATCGACGACGATGAAGTTCTTAAGGCACGCCAAAAGATTCAGGACTCTAAGAAGGCTGAGTACGAGGAGGCTAAAGCCAAGAACCATAAAAAGCGTTTAAGCCGTCATTCCGTTCCTGCCAGCAAGTGGACATGCACGGATGTTGGGTACGAGTTTGCTGACCGTATCTATCGCGTTTGGAGCATCAAGCCATGGTCGGTTACTAACAGCCGTTTTATCCCAGCGCTTGCGTCCCTTAGAAAAAAGCACGATACTGATGGCGCTGTAGAACTTGCTATCTTAGATTTATTCTTCGGTAGTATTGATTTTGAAAAGTACGATGACGCAGAACATCTTTGGAAGTTGTTTGTTACTAGATTTCCAAGTTACGTTTTGCAGGCAAAGAGTTCTATGATTTCCACAGAAGAAAGCGATGAAGAGCTTCGTCTTAAAGAAAAGGCGCTTGCTAGATTGAGGGGAAATGTTTAACGTAGACGAATTAAAACTTCGGCGCCGTTCTTGGGTTAAGATTGCAGCAATTCCCTACAACCGTCAGGGCTGGGAGTTTAAAGACTGCACTGGCGTTATCTCATCTGATGTTGAGATAATTAAAGAGTGGGTTGCCACAGTTGAATCTGGCAAGGTAATTAAATCTAAGGGCCATACAAGTTGCGGTCAGGGCCTCATGCTTTACGGAGAGCCTGGGCACGGCAAGACAACTTTGGCTTTGGTAATTTTGCAGGACATTCTTCGACGGTTTCCATACGAAGCCTTTTCCCCTGAGGCAAACAAGACACTTGTTCGTCCCTGCTACTTTTTAACTTTTAGCGCTTTACTTGATTTGAAGGGCGCACTTATGGAAGACCCTACAGATGAAGAGCAGTCTTTATTTGCAGGAATCCTTGGGGAGTCTGTGGACGACGCCTACAACATCCGAGTGCTGGTTATTGACGACGTAGGCAAGGAACACATGTCTGGGTCTGGTTGGCAAAAAACAATGCTTCACCACGTCCTTAGAACTCGGTTTAATAACGGCTTACCGACTATTGTTACTTCAAACATACCTTTAGAGGCTTGGGGAGCCGTTTATGGCCCTGCTACAGAGAGCTTTGCCCGAGAAGCTTTTGTACCTATTGCACTAAAATCTCCAAAAGGGGATTTACGGAAATGAGGAAGAAGAACATGCAAGCCCAAGAAACAAAACTTATACAAGTTTTCTTGAGCCAGTCTATGAGTCCGAGCCCTGCAATCTATGAAGTAAGCAGTACTTTAGATGGGGACTTAATCTGCTCTTGCCCAGGGTTTAACGGACGGAGTAGTTGCAAGCACTCTCGATTTGTAAACGCCCGCATTAATACTAATGGCGGTGCGTATCCGTTAGAGATTTCTAAAAAAGCAACTAAAGAAGAAGCCGACAAGGCTCAAGAATCTACAGATGCTTTTAGAGAATTCATTATTAGATTTGGAAAAATAGAGGTTTATTAAACATGTACAAGGGGGATATAAGCAACGCATTTACTAGGCGGGTGCTTGTTACAACAGACGGCATACTTAATTGGGAAACCTCTGTCAAAAAAGTTTTTAAAATAATCCCTAAGATTGAAAAAAAATATACTTTTAATTCTCAAATATTAAGCCGTATTTATTTATGGGCTACGAGAAGCGAATACACCTATGAGCTTGTGTCCTTTGATATGACCGAAGATGAGCTAAATGATTTAATCGAACACCTAGAGAAAATTGGCACGAACCCCTTTCGCTATGCTACGGTCTACTCTTCTATCGACCACCTAGTAGCAGAATTACCGTACAGACCAGATGTTGTTGGTGTTATGGATAGGCCTGATAGATTGTTGCGCTACGGAAGCTGGGGAATGGACTTACTTCAATGAACAATGAAAAGAAGCTTCTTAGTAAAGCGGTTCTTGAAAAGAACTTAACTCCTTTGTTTATGCGTAATGTAAACGCTAATTGGTTTGCAGACGAAGACGACAAGCGCGTCTGGACCAAGGTCCGTGACCACTTCTCAAAGTACGGTGAGTGCCCCAGCCTTGAGATTCTTAAGGACAACTACCCAACGTATGAGTTTGTTCAAACAGAGGACAGCCTTGATTATTTACTAGACGCAGTTGTTGAAGCACGACGTAAGTTTGCAACTGTAAATATGCTTCGTGACGCTATTGAGTCTATTGATAAGCGCTCTGACCATGAAGAAGCATTACTACGATTACAGCGCGGTCTTATTAAGATTGATGACGATGGTCTAAGTGGAACTAGCGACCTTGATTTAACT